CAGGACAGCAATCACTGAGATGGTAGAGGCAGGTGTGGAAACTCTTGAGTTGATGCAAGTGACAGGTCACGCAAACCCTGAGTCAGTCAAACCATACCTGGTCAACACATTTAGTGGTGCAAGTAATGCGTTAGCTAAGAGGAAAGGTAAGAGTGATGCCATATAAGTGTAAAGAAGCTAGGAAAGCTTATGATAAAACTTACAAAAAAATTAACAAAGAAAAGATAAAAGCTTATAGAGAAGCTAATAGAAAAAAGAATAATGAATATGGTAAAGCTTACAGAGAAGCTAATAGAAAAAAAATACTTGCTCAAAAGAAAATTTACTACGAAGTTAATAAAGAAGAGGTAGCTTACCTTAATAAAGTTTGGAGACAAAATAACAAAGATAAAGTTTCTGCAAGTACGGCTAAACGTAAAGCATTAAAACTAGAACAAATACCTATATATTTGCGTGATTGCCCTAAAGAAAAAAGGCGCATAGATCAGGTATACAAACTGCGTGAAGTATTTACTAAAATAACAGGTGTACAACATCATGTAGATCATATGTGGCCTCTTTCTAATGGAGGACCACACTGGAGTGGTAACTTACAAATTATAACTGCTAAAGAAAACTTAAGTAAAAATGATAAGGTTGACCCTAGTATTAAAGCAACAATACAAGAGATGTTAATTGAAGAGGAGAAGATGCGTTATGATCAATATTAAGAACTACCTAGAGTCGCTTGATTTAAAAGAAGAATACAGACACAGAGGTGACTGCCCTAAGTGCAAAGGTAAGAACACATTCACTGCTACACGAGATGGTAGTGCGCTGTTGTACAACTGTTATAAGCTTGACTGTAATACCAAAGGTGTAGTGTCATCAGGTATGACAGCAAGAGAGATACAGCGTAAGCTCAAAGGTTATGAAGAACCTGAATCAGAACATGAAACATTCACTTGGCCTGAGTATGTAGTAACACCTACTGCAGAACACAGAGATCACGAAAGGTTTATAGGTAGGTGGGGCTTGTATGGTGAGGACTTGATGTACGATGTAATGGATGGACGTGTAGTGTTTCCTATCTATGACAGAGGTAAATTAGTAGGAGCTATAGGTAGATGTACATCTTACGCAGGACAAGTTAAGTGGAAGCGTTACGATAGGACACCTACTGTATTCACTCGTGTCGTAGGTAAACCCAGTGGTGTCGTAATGATAGTAGAAGATGTCATCAGTGCAACTGTAGCAGCTAAACTATTCCCAGGCTTAACAGGTCTAGCTATATTAGGTACATCATTTAGTGTGTCTAATATGCAACACTTAGATAATTTCTACAAAGTTATAGTAGCATTAGACCCAGATGCTGCACATAAAACATTAGAGTACAAGAGAGAGATAGAGGCTTGCACAGGGTTAGAAACTATAGCGTTAAGGCTCTATGATGATATTAAATATAAAGTAGATGCAGACATTAAAAAACTAGAGGAGATATTATAATGACACCAAGAGAAGAAGCAGAGATGGAAGCAAAGCTAACACACGAAGCATTTATCAAGTGGGTAAAGGTTACCTTCTACTGGATAATGGCAATGCTAGTAGTACTAGCGTACTTTAACTTTGGAGTAGATAACAAAACAGGTAGCCAGTACAACGGTGCAGTATACGCACCCAAGAATATAGGAGACAAGTAATGCAACCAAAGAACGCACCATGTCATATCCGTATCAAGGTAGAGCCAACGCAGCAGCAACCTGGAAGAGCGTGTCGTTTACACGGTAAAGACTTCAAGAGTATTGCTGATGCAGCGAGACACTGGAATGTGAATTACTCGTGGGCAGCAGAGCAAGTTAACAAAGGGTGGAACAAAGAAAACTTCCCAAAAAAGTATAGGAAGAATTATGTCTGAACATTACTGTACAACAAAAGGTTTAGGATGGGCATTCTTAACGTGTGCATTCTTGATAGTGGGTGTACCTGTACTGATGTGGTTAGCCTTGGAGGGTAGCAGTTGGTATGAAACATTTAGTTTAATGAATCCAATGTGGTGATGATATGAAATACATAGTAGAAATAGAGATAGACACTGGTGAGTTTTTTTATGCTACAGGTAAAAGTATGTTTACACTTGATGACCCACCTCTAATCTTTAACACTAGAGAACAAGCACAACTAGAAGCTAATAGATGGAATACAGGAAAGGTAATAGAGTATGAAAAAGACAGCAATAATAGATGAACGTGTACCTCTAGGTAAAGTTTACGTTGACTTGACAGTAGATGAAGTGATAGAGGCGTGTAAGAGATATGAGTCAGACAAGAAGTTTGATGAAGAGTTAGCTAAAGTTTATAATAAGGAGACAAGCTATGACTAAGCTAGATATATTAGAAGAAGAGTTAAGCAGATTAGAGTTTTATATGCGTATACCTACGGTAAATAAAAACAAAAAGCGAGAGCTTGAAGTAGAGTGTGCCTATAAACAGAAGATGATACAAGATAGAATAGATCGTAATAACATACGTGAGTCCTATAAAGAACACAGACTATAAAATTATAAGAGAGGAGACAAACATGATGGAACTAGCATTGATCCGCACTATGCTGGACAAAGAGTTCTACGACAATCATAAAGGTATACGTTGTCCAGATAAGATATTCAGTAAGGACGCACGTAAGATTAAGCAGACGCTTGACTACGCTATGAGTACTTATGATAAAAATCTTACACCTACTGAACTACAAGCTTTATTTTTTGTTAACAATACCAGTATGACTACAGCTAACAAGAAAGTCTTTGAAGAGTTGTTTAGTAAAATATCACGAGAGAAGCCTCTTAATAATGATATAGCAACAGATGTACTATCTAAATTATTTCAACAGGTGGTAGGAGATGAGATAGCGAGCCTTGGATTTGATTACGTTAATGGTGACCAGAATAGCTTGGAACCTTTACGCAGTCTCTTGACTAACTATCAAGATGACTTCATGCCTAACCTCAAGATAGAATGGGATGACATAAGTATTGAAACACTATTAGAAGCCAATGACATACAGTCACAATGGAAGTGGAACATACCTTCGCTTGGACGTAAGGTAGAAGGGATAAGTGGTGGACACCTAGTTGTTGTAGGTGCTAGACCTAACACAGGTAAGACTAGCTTTCACGCTAGTACAATAGCTGCACCTGATGGCTTTGCTTCACAGGGTGCTAAGTGTATGATCCTGTGTAATGAAGAAAGTTATGAACGTGTGGGTGCAAGATACCTTAGTGCCGCTACAAGTATGAGCATGGATGAAGTCAAGACTAACATGGCTGTGGCTGCGTTAAGATATGACCCAGTAAATAAAAACATATTCATCAAAGACAGTACAGGTAAAGACATGTCTTGGGTTGAAGCTATCATCAAAGCATACGAGCCTGACATTGTAGTGCTTGATATGGGTGACAAGTTTGCATCGAAAACAAGTGACAAGTCAGACATCTATCTTAAGGAAGCAGCTATACATGCACGTAACATAGCGAAACAATACAAGTGTGCAATCATATGGATGTCACAACTGAGTGCAGCAGCAGAGGGTTTGGTACATCCTGATCAGTCAATGCTTGAGGGTAGTAAGACAGGCAAGGCTGCAGAGGCTGACCTAATGATTCTCATATCAAAGAACAAGGTGGTTGAAGGACAAGATGAAGATGAAAGTAGCCAACGACATCTTTGCATAGCCAAGAACAAACTCAAGGGTGGATGGCATGGAACTGTACATTGTGAGTTAGACGGTGATAGGAGTCAGTACTTACCATGAGACTTGTACTTGATGTAGAAAACACAATCACTAAACGAGATAAGAAGAACATCCTTGATCCGTTTGAACCTGGACTTGAGCTTGTACAAGTAGGTATGCAGAATGTATACAACCCTGATGAGACATACCTGTTCACACTGAATCATAAGGAAGATCAAGATGTTGGTGGCTCAAGGGCTATGAACATTCAGCTTATACTGGATAACACAACGCTCTTGATCATGCACAATGCACAGCATGACTTGATGTGGCTGTGGGAGTCAGGCTTCAAGTATGACGGTGACATCTACGACACCATGTTAGCTGAGTATTTGTTGCAGCGTGGACAGAAAGAACCATTGAGTCTAGAGGCATGTGCTGAACGTAGGGATTTAAACTATCGCAAGCAAGACACTCTTAAGGAGTATTACAAGAAAGGATACAATACCAATGAGATACCTTTACAAGAGCTTCTTTTTTATCTTAGGTGCGACCTCGACATTACTCGTGAGTTGTTCCTTGCCGTGGAACAAGACTACGCCCAACCAGATTCAGCAACCTTACATAGAGTTAGAAGTGTTACCTTCCGCACCTGTAAAGCCCTTACCAGAATGTACATGTCAGGATTCAGGGTGGATAGAAACACCTTACAAGAAGTTAGATTAGAGTTTGAACAAGAGAAAGCTAAGATAGAAGACAGGCTACAACGAAAGACTCGTGAGCTTATGGGTGACACACCTATCAACCTCAACAGTCCTGAGCAAGTATCTCAAGTTATATTTAGTAGACGTGTAAAAAATAAGAAAGAATGGGCTGACTTGTTTGAATACACTAAAACAATGGAAGAGTTTGAAAAAGCAATAGAAGCAAACAGTTCTGTCATTAGAAAGACTAAAGCATCTACTTGTCCTGAGTGTAATGGGCGTGGCTTAGTACACAAGTTGCGTAAGGATGGTACACTTTACAAGCTACCAACTAAATGTAAGCCATGTGACGGTAGAGGTTATCAGCTAAAAGAAATTAACGTAGCAGCAGGGTTACAATTCAACCCACCAAGCAAGAAGTGGGTAAGCGCAAATGGATTCAGTACTAGTAAGGGTAACCTTGAAAGCCTTATGGTTCGTGCAACAATTTCTGGCAGGGAGTCTGCTCTTGCTTTCCTTACTGACCTTAAGCGTCTGTCTGCTATTAGCAGTTACCTTAGTAGCTTCGTGGATGGTATCGACATATTCACCAAGCCCAACGGATTCCTACACGTTAGCCTTACCCAGCATATTACCAGTACAGGTAGATTTTCTGGACGCAATCCCAACATGCAAAACATGCCAAGAGGAGGAACATTTCCAGTGAAGCGTGTGTTTGTATCACGATGGGAGGGTGGACAAATAATGGAATGTGACTTTGCTCAATTAGAGTTTCGAGTTGCTGCATTCCTTTCACAGGACAGCACAGCCATGCAGGAGATCGAAACAGGATTTGATGTACACTCCTATACTGCAAAGGTTATCAGTGATGCAGGACAGCCTACAGCCAGGCAAGCAGCAAAGGAACATACATTCGCCCCACTCTTCGGGGCTACAGGGTATGGTAGATCTAAGGCTGTAGCTGCATACTACAAGCATTTTAATGAGAAGTATGAGGGTGTAGCTGCGTGGCATGAAGAGCTAGGAGATGAGGCTGTACGCTTTGAAAAGATTACTAACCAAAGCGGAAGACAGTATGCATTTCCTGGTGTTGCAAAGAGAGCGAATGGTAGTGTGACACACTTCACAATGATAAAGAACTACCCTGTCCAAGGATTTGCTACAGGTGACATCGTACCTGTGGTACTACTAGAGTTTGAGCGATTGCTTGAACCTTTACAGTCATGCTTAGTCAATACAGTACACGATTCAATGGTGGTAGATGTACACCCTGATGAAGTAAAAAAAGTTTTGACTATTGTAGAAACTGTAAACACTAATTTAAACAGTATCATAAGAGATGCATATGATGTAGAAATGAATGTGCCATTGTTATTAGAAGCAAAAATAGGTAACAATTGGCTTGACACAGTGGATATATGAAGTATAACTAACCATCTTTAACTTTAACAGAAAGTAAGTAAAACAATGAATACAGAACTAGCTATACAAAA